CGCTTCCACCAGGCATACCTTCCATTTTGCCTAAATAATTTATGTTTAATGGTTGACCTAAATAAAAGTTCCCAAATTGTGGTTTTCCAGACATTCTACTAATTCTATTTATTTGTTGTGAATTTCCATCTAATTTCAATACCTGAGATAATCTCATTTTATATGACAAATTTGAAGAATTTGTGTTTGATGTATGAAGTATTTTATAATTTTTAGGATTTGGCTCAATAAACTGAGCTACATTATAATGTAAATTAAGTAGTCCACCAACATAAGATGACATAATTATATATTATTATTTTAAAAAAATTGATTTTAAAAATCAAGTTAAAAATAAGGATACATATATATTTAATAATGAGTTCCAACGACGCTAATACTGATTTATTCTTCGATGTTCAACAGAAGACTGATAAGCAGCATATCTTGGATAATCCAGATACATATATTGGTTCTGTTGAAAGTATAGATGCTGATATGTGGATTATGAGCGAAGATAGTGATACGCAGTCGACGTTGCCTTATAAAATTGTTCAAAAAAATATTAACTATATTCCTGGTTTATTCAAGTTATTTGATGAAGGCATCGTAAATTGTCGTGATCATGTTGTAAGAATGAAGACCAAGGTTGATTCTAATGTTGAGAACGCATTACCTGTTTCTCATATTGATGTTAGAATCGAAACTGATGGTTCAATTACAATGGTTAATGATGGTAATGGCATTGATGTTGCTCAAAAAGATGGCGTTTGGATTCCTGAATTAGTATTTGGTCATTTAAGAACTTCAACAAATTATAATAAGGAAGAAAAGAAAATTGTTGGAGGCAAAAATGGATTTGGATTTAAACTCGTTTTAATTTGGTCTAGCTATGGTCGCATCGAAACAGTTGACCATATTCGCGGACTAAAATATATTCAAGAGTATAAAAATAACTTGGATGAAATTTGTAAGCCTTCAGTTACCAAGTGTAAAAATAAACCATATACAAAAATTACATTTAAACCTGATTTTGCAAGACTTGGTATCTCAGGATTGACACCAGATATGGTTTCATTGCTTAAGAAACGTGTCTATGATATTGGTGCCATTACTGATAAAAATATTAAAGTCAAATACAATGATGAATTAATTCCTGTAAAAAACTTTGAGCAATATATCAGCATGTATATTGGTGACAAGTCTACTGCACCAAGAGTATATGAAGCAGATGGAGAAAGATGGGAATATGCTGTTGCTCTTACTCCTGCGGATGAGTTTGTTCAAGTATCATTCGTTAATGGTATCCACACTTCTAAGGGTGGAAAACATGTTGAGTATATTTTGAATCAAATTGTTAGAAAATTGGTTGACTTTATTGAAAAGAAAAAGAAGACGAAAGTCAATCCTAATACAATTAAAGAACAACTCATACTCTTCTTAAGATGTGATATTGAGAACCCTGCATTTGATAGCCAAACTAAGGATTATATGAATACTCCTTCGTCTAAATTTGGTTCTAAATGTGAAGTGAGCGACAAGTTTATTGAAAAGGTAGCAAAGATGGGTGTTATGGATGCTGCTTTACAATTAACTGAAGTAAAAGAAACGAAAGCTGCTAAAAAAACTGACGGATCAAAGAGTAAATCTGTTAGGGGAATACCTAAGTTAACAGATGCAAATTGGGCCGGAACTGAAAAATCAAGTAACTGTATGCTTATTCTTTGTGAGGGAGATTCAGCTAAGGCAGGTATTCTTTCAGGATTATCATCTGAAGACCGTAATATTGTTGGAGTTTATCCTTTAAAAGGTAAGCTACTTAATGTTCGCGGCGAGCCTTTAAAGAAGATTGCTGATAATAAAGAAATTACTGAAATCAAGCAGATTCTTGGTCTTGTAACTGGAAAGAAATATTTAAATTTAGAAGATGTCCATAAAAGCTTGAGATATGGCAAGGTTTTGTTCATGACTGATCAAGATTTAGATGGTAGTCATATTAAAGGTCTTGGCATAAACTTATTCTCATGTGAATGGCCTACTCTTTCGCAAATTCCTGGATTTATTGGTTTTATGAATACTCCGATCTTGAAGGCAAAAAAAGGAGCGAATGAATTGAATTTCTATAATGAAGGAGAATTTGAAGAATGGAAAGAACAAAATGATAGTAAGGGTTGGACTATTAAATATTACAAAGGTTTAGGAACAAGTACTGGCAAAGAATTCAGAGAATATTTCGAAAATAGAAAAATCGTTGAATTTCAATTTAGTGGTAAGGAATCTGATGACGCAATTGATATGGTTTTTAACAAGAAAAGAGCGGATGATAGAAAAGATTGGCTCAAAATTTACGACAGAGATGCTTACCTTGATACAAGCAAGAAAAATGTATCTTATGAAGAATTTATCAATCGCGAGTTAATTCACTTCTCCAAATATGATTGTGATCGTTCTATACCTAACTTGATGGATGGTCTTAAGATTTCTCAACGAAAGATAGCATTTGCTGCTTTTAAACGTAATTTAAAGACTGAAATTAAGGTAGCACAATTCTCTGGATATGTTTCTGAGCATTCTGGTTATCACCATGGTGAAGCTAGTTTAAACGCTGCTATTGTAGGGATGGCACAAAATTTTGTTGGCTCAAACAATATTAATTTGTTTCTTCCTAATGGTCAATTTGGAACTAGATTACAAGGTGGAAAAGACAGCGCTTCTGAAAGATATATCTTTACGTTGTTGAATAAAATTACTAGAACTATCTTTCAACAAACGGACGATAATGTGCTTGAATATTTAAATGATGATGGATTGTCTGTTGAACCAATTTATTACGCACCGATTATTCCAATGATCCTTGTCAATGGCTCTAAGGGAATTGGAACTGGTTTTAGTACTGATATCATGTGTTATAATCCATTACAAATTATCGAGTATTTAGAAAACAAATTGAGATATATTGAAGATGACATTGAATTTATTCCTTATTATGAAGGATTTAAAGGTTATATTACTAAGATTTCAGATGATAAATTCTTAATCAGAGGAACATATGAAACAACAGGCGTTGATAAAATTAGAGTAACTGAATTACCAGTAGGGTTTTGGACTGAAGACTTTAAGGAATTAATTGAACATTGGTGTAATCCAGGAGAAGACAAAGATAAGAATAAAATTCCAGCTATTATCAAGGATTATGAAGACATGAGTAAAGATACAAATGTTGATTTCACTATTACATTTGTGAAGGGTAAACTAGAAGAATTAGAGAAATCCAAGGGTGACCACGGGTGTAATGGTCTTGAGAAATTGTTGAAGCTTTATACGACTAATTCTACAACTAATATGCATTTGTTTGATGCTAATGATACATTACAAAAATTTGAAAAGGTATCTGATATTATTGACACTTATTATGATGTAAGATTAAAGTTATATCAGACTAGAAAAGATTATATGATTGAAAGTTTAGAACGTGATTTGATGTTGCTCACCAATAAAGCCAAATACATTAAAGAAAATTTAGATGGAACTATTGATTTACGTAAGAAGAAAAAAGAACAAGTTGTAGAAATGTTACAAACTAAAGGTTATGATATTATTGATGATGACGCTAATTATCATTATTTAACTAAGATGCCTATGGATTCAGTAACTGAGGAGAATGTAGATCGATTGAATAAAGAACGCGGTGACAAGGAAGCTGAATTAGAAATCGTTAAAACTACTACTATTAACAAGATGTGGTTAAATGAATTAGATGTTTTGAAACAGCAATATACAGAGTATAAAGAGGAAAGAACACGATTAATGAATGACGAGGTTTCTAAACCAAAGAAGAAAGTTGTATCTAAAGCGGCTGTTAAAAAAGTTGTAAAGAAACAAACATTGCTTGTTGAAGATGATTAAACTATGAATTACAACGTCCGGAAAGAAAAATGAGACAAATTTGTTAATAATATTTTATAAATATTTTGTTAGTCTAATGCAAAGACATTGCTTCATTTATAATTTGTTCTGCGCTAGGTGAAATTTCAAATAGCGTTTCAACAGGAGTTGACGATTCTACATTTACAAACCAAGTATATAATATTAACGTTTCTATTCTTAAATCTAAATTAACTTCTTTATCCTCTGCTAATAACTTTAATGCTAACTGACATTTGTACAATTTTTCATTTTTATTAGGATCAACCATAAGTTTATCATCAAATTCATAACTTTCCAAAATATGAATCTTAAACTCATCTGAAACGTTTGTCATTTTACAGTTAAATTATATAATATACGTATTGTATTATACAATATCATTTCAATTTTTTATAATATACAATACATATTACTTAATATGACTGTGAGAAAACATCATTCTTGACTAATTTTCCGGATTCTTCTTGTTATATTTACTTTTTCAAAATAGAGTTAGAGAGAAATATAATATAATCTTTTATGTTAGTTAACGCTTCTTTATTCTATTTTGATATTTCAAATTATTTGTTAGTCTTTAGCAAATAATTAGACACATCATTTTGTAAGTTAATTTCTATTTTTTGTGCGTCCGTCTTTTGTGCGTCCGTCTTTTGTTAGTTCTGTGCTTCTTACATTTATATTTTCTAGTTTTTCTTTTTCTTCTTCTGCATATATTTGTTTTAATTTTTTCAAACAGGGAATTAATAGAACCATAATTCACTCCACAAATATTTCAATATGAATTGTATTTATTAAACACTTCATTATAGTTGCAGTCGCGCATATCAATACTATTTTATCATCCATAATAAATATCAATAAGTATGTAAATTAATATTGTTGGTAACAATTAAAACCAACTCTTAAGTTTAAGTTGTCTATCATTACTGGTTGCTTGAACAGGATGAGCAATTGGCACTACTAATGTACTAACATCATCCATATATTTCATATATCCTTGCGCCTCACTATATACTTGTTGTATACAATAATTTAATACAATTTTATTTAGCTCTTCAATTTGTTGTGGAATATTAGATGGTTTATTTGCTGAATGTTGTAAGAAAACACTTCTCATTACGATTTTAATAGAATCACAATCTTGAGAACCAATAACATATTGACCATTTGACCTGTGGTAAACTCCTGCTCTTATTCCATTTTGAATTATCTGAATATTCTCTCGAGAGAAAAATGCTTGTGACAAAGAAGTGTCGTTCCATAAACCTTCAGTAGCATTCCTAAAAGTTACACATTGGTTAGCTGGTATTTTATCATACATTTGAAATAATGCTGAAGTATTTGGTGATTTGATATTCACACGACCATTATTCACTCTATTCATTATATAAAATAAGTAGATAGAAAAATTATATTTATTTATTTTATATAATGGATGGTTTTCAAAAATTTGTTCTATTTTCTGCAATAATTACATTGATTATTACACTCGTTTTTATAGGTACATCTCTTGCAACAGCTAATAGTAATGTTATGTGGCCACCAATGACTCCTGAATGTCCTGATTGGTGGACAATCGATGGTTCAGGAAATGCGGCAACATGCGTTAATGTAAAAGATTTAGGAACTTGTCCTCCTCAGACCGACCAAAAGCATTTAACAATGAATTTTAATACTTCTCCGTTTACCGGGTCAAATGGTTTATGTTCTAAATATAATTGGGCCACTAAATGCGGCGTTACATGGGATGGAATAACTTATGGCGTCAACAATCCTTGTCAGACTTCGTCTTAATTAAGCCATTATATTATTCAGCGTTAAATATGAAAATTTAAAAATTATTATATTATATTATATAATATAATAATATATAATGGATTTTGAAACCGAATATGATGAAGAAACAATCGATTATTTTTATGAACAATGTGATATTGAGAAAATATTCACACAATTGTCACGTATATTAAAAGAAATTAATAAAATAGTACCGGGTAGACCTGAAAATACAAGAAATATAGGCAATAATATTATGACTATTTTTAATGATATTGACAAAAATTGTTTAGTAAGATTATCAAGTTTTTTACTTATTCAAATACCTGCAGCTGCTAATCAAATGTCACGACATGATGTGATTGGTACAGCTAGAAGATGTATTCCTCATATTAATAGTGTCCTTAATTTTTTGAAGGATGAATTTTTTATGACAGATGAAGAAGAAGGTGAGGAGGATAATGAGACAGAAGATGGTGATGATGTTTTACCTGTTAATAGACAACAACAATTACAAACACAACAACAAGCAATTAATATGACAGATGAAGAAGGTGAGGAGGATAATGAGACAGAAGATGGTAATGATGTTTTACCTGTTAATAGACAACAACAATTACAAACACAACAACAAGCAATTAATACAGAAATTAAATACGCTTCTGAAAATCCAATTCAAGAAAGTCCTTATGATGAATGTGTAATATGTTCTGATTTATTAAATAATATAGATGGACCTGGAATCAGTGGTAATTGTCAATCAAATTGTAATGATGTTATTATTGTATGTGAAAATAACCATAGATTTCATAGAAGTTGTATTTTGAATTGGTGTGGAGCACCTTCAGTAGATGTATTAGGTCAAATGAACCAATCTCAATATGGCGTGAATATGCGAAGTCAACAAGGATCTAACAAATGTCCAGTTTGTAGACAAAGAATAAATTGTAGTGAATTAATAACAAAACCAAAGGTTTTAGATGAAGAATTGAAAGTGAATAAAGGTGGAAAAAAAAGAATTAACAACAAAAAAAGAACTGAAAAAAAAAGAACTAACAAAAAAAGAACTAAAAAAAGAATTAATAAAAAACGAACTAACAAAAAAAGGACTAATAAACACCGTCAAACTCATAAAAGAAGACGACACATTTAATGAGTATTTATTATATAATAATTGACACATTATATTTCTTTATATTAATTATATAATGAAACTAATTATTGATTTTCCAGACATCATTATTGATTTAAATCTTCAAGGGTGTAAATATATAATTTATATGCAAAAAATAGGTGTTTGAAATGTTAAAAGGTGTAATAACTATATTTATTTTATTATGATTTTTTGTATTGAAAACAATTCTGAACGATTCAGAAAAGTATTACTACATTATTTAAATAAACGTGATTTGTGTAGAAATCTACATAAAAAGATTGTTGTTAAATATATATAAAATGGAAGAGTTAAATCTTAATAAAATTTTAAATAGAGAACAACAAGAAAAAGAAATTAAAAATATTTTAAAAGAATTTGAAAGCAATAAAAATAACTTACTGTTTAAAAAAGGTATTTATGTTTACGGTCACCCAGGCACTGGAAAAACTACTTTTGTTGCTAATATTCTTAAAGATTTAAATTACGACATTATCAAATATGATGCTGGTGATATTAGAAATACGTCAGTTATTGAACACATTACAAAACATAACATGTCTGATAAAAATATTATGAGCTTATTTAATAAAAACATAAAAAAAATTGCGATTATAATGGATGAGATAGACGGAATGAATAACGGTGATAAGGGTGGAATAAATTCACTTATTAAACTTATTCGCCCTAAAAGAACTAAAAAACAAAAATTAGAAGAATTCACAATGAACCCCATTATATGTATTGGAAATTATCGTATTGATAAAAAAATTAAAGAGTTAATGAAGGTTTGTAACACAGTTGAACTTAAAACACCTAATAGTTTGGAAGTTTCTAATATTATCAATAAATTAATGCCTTCTGTTGACGGTGAAATAAAAACTAAACTCATTCATTATATTCAAGGAGATCTTAGAAAACTTAACAATATGTATCATTTTAATAAAAATAAACCTGAACTTTTTACATGTCAAAACTTAGAAAATATTTTTCAAATTAAATCATATAACGATGATACTAAAAAAATTACCAATAAATTGATTAATAAACATTTTCCACTTAGTGAACATAATAATATTATAAATGAAACAGACCGAACAAGCGTTGGTTTATTGTGGCATGAAAATATTATTGATGCTATTGAAAAACTTGATAAGAAACAATCAGTGCCTTTTTATATTTCACAACTTGAAAATATTTGTTTTGCTGACTATATTGACAGAATTACATTTCAAAAACAAATATGGCAATTTAATGAAATGAGTTCACTAATTAAGACATTTAAAAATAATAAACTATACCACGAAACTTTTAAAAACAAAAATAAATATAACCAAACTGAAGTTAGATTTACTAAAGTTTTAACAAAATATTCTACTGAATACAATAATTCACTTTTTATACAGAAGCTATGTCAAAAATTAGGTATGGATAAAAAAGATTTAATTGGTTTTTTCATTGAACTTAGCAATAATCATGAAAACGTAGAAATTATAAATATTCTTGAAAATTATGAAATTAGCAAACTAGATATTAATCGCATTTATAGATATATCGAAAAATATATTAAAGAAAATGCTACTGGCACAACTGATAAGGAAGTTGACGATGAAAGTGATTCTGACTGCGATGAAACAGATGTTTAAATAAGTTTTTGAATTTAAAATATAAAAATATAGTTTAAATTTATTTATATTATACTTTACTGTATTATCTTACTTCTACAAAATCTAACATTTGTGTAACCGTCCGCTTCATTTCACTCAAAGTCGCGTCCCTCTTTTCTTGCCAAGCAAAAGCTCTTTGTGGATCGACCTTACATAATAAATGATTAGCATAATGCTCAGGAGAACTATAAAATAAAGTGTAAGACCCATTCTTACTTTTACATTCCCCTGTTGCTAACAATACCTTAAAAAATAAATCTTCATGGCGCGAACCTACTATATAATCCAAATATGCTCCTGACTCAGCATCCCTAATACGATTACCCGTTCCACTAGAAGTATAAACCTCAATTTTTTTATTATACTTTCTCCCATCCTTTTTGAAAGCTTTTCTGTAAACAACATTATATCCTACATCCATACGCTTTACGTTTTCAAAAATTTGCTCTGCATTTTGTTCATAATCATAGTCATTAGGAACATCTGGGTTCCAAAAATCGTCTTGATACATTATTATATGTATAATACATTTATCTTTAAACCATTTTATATATTATTTATTGTTGGACCGTTATTATCTAGCACAATTTTTTCATCCTTTTGTTTTTGTATTTGTGTCATAATTAGTTGTTTAATTTTATTGTTAAGATATTCAACTTGTTCTTTCAATTCTTTGTTTTCAGACATTAATTGATTTATTATTGCAGATTGTTCGTTTATTTGCTGTCGAATTATTTCTTGCTGGTCATTCTGAGGTTTGGACAACATTGTTATTTTGTTAATAGTATCTTGATATTCTGCTTGTTGTTTCACCATTTCTTGCATCTTAGCCTCTCGTTCTATCTTTAGTTCGTTTAACTGTTTTTTAACATCAAATTTAAGCTCAGGGTTGCCTTGATTATAATTATCTAATATACCGTCTATATCTTCCATAAAAAACTTTAAGACCTCTTGCTCCTTTATTAAATCTTTTGGCAAAGTTGTTGTTTCATGAATATGTGGATTTGGCATTTGCTTTAATAATTCCTTTTTATCAAATGAATTTTGAGTATGTGAAAATACTAAAATAGTTTTGTTTGGGTCTAACTGGACAAATGGAATAGTATAATCTTTTAAAAATTTTCTTTCTTCTGCAACTGATGAACTTTCGTCAAACTTTGTAATATTTAACAACTCCTTCTTAAACGCAAAAGTAGCTGCTGTAGCATGGTTAGGGCCGTAAGGACCAAATAATAACATCTTGTTAATATGTTTAAAATAAATATACATAGCACTTGAACCTGCGCATAATGCTTTGCTGTCTTTTAATGTTTCTACAGCATGTTTAACTCTATCAGGCGGATAATAATCATCATCGTCCATATAAATAATAATGTCACCTTTTGCTTTGCTATTAGTCAAATTTCTCTTTACACCTAAACTCATTTTTTCGTCGTATTTAAAATATCTAACATAGGGAAGATGAGCTACTAAATCTTCAATTTTATCTGTTCCATCATCAACAATAATCCATTCCATTTTGTCTCTTGGATAATTTTGGTGTTCAAAACATTTAATTGCTATTGGAATAAAAGGACGTCTATTAAAAGTAGGCGTACAAATACTTACAAAAGGTTTCTTAGGAAGCTTAACTTTATTTTTACCCATTTAAATTAATTTGTATTTATTTTTTAAGTATTATTTAATAAAAATATTAATTTAATTTCTTTCCGATGTCTTTTAATTGTTTTGTTATATTACCGCCTTTTTGACCGAATATTAAATTATATAAAAGACCGTGTTTTTCAAAATTTTTATTGATGATGGGACACTTTTTTGTTGCTTGTTCATAACTAACAGATGGTGATAAATTTCTCTCTGGTATTGATTCAAAAATATTCAAAGATATAATACCGTAGTAAATTAATACTATTGTAACTATTGAGAATAAACCAGGAAGAGCACCCAATCTTGAAAACGCTAATATTACAACAAATATACTAATTAAATATACAATTGGCAATTTGTAATATTTCAATGTTTCTTTTATTATTGTAAATGATGTTATTTGTTTGCTATTCATTATTGCTTTCATAAATAATGTTGAAATCAGCGAATTATGAAAAAATAACATTGGTAAAATAGAAACAATAGGAAATCCAAATATAAGTATAAAAACAAATAGTGCTGATAATGCTGCTCCAAAAAACCAGTTTAAAGGACTTAAAAGTGTAACATCTTCCCATTGAGGTTTACCATTTCCTGTATCATTTGTATTTATTTTAAAGAACCACACCATATTTGTAAACCATAAATATATGAAATAAAGAGTATTTGCTAAAATACCAAAAGCATATAAAAATCCACAAATAATTGGGCCAATTCCCACTATAGCTGATTCAGGCAATGTACTGTTCATTAAATTCATAACTGTATTAATTGAGGCATAATTAAATTGCAATATAGCTTCTATAATTGAAATAAAATAATTTGCTAAAAAGTTTGATGAAGTTTTTTCTTTATATTTTTTGAATATTTCAATCAGTTTATTTTTTGAATTTATATCGTAAGGTATTTCCATTTTCATTGACATTTCAGGATCAGTAAATGTTGTAAAAATATTTGTTTTTATTGGACTTGGATTGATTGTTGGTTGAGTATCAGTATAAGGAGCGCAATTTGGTTCAGATGGTAAAATATTAGATTGTGCTATTTTACACATAAATAATATTAATGAACTACTTGAAAAATAAATCAAAATTATTAAAATAACAAAAATAAATGAAATAATAAAACTTACTAATTTAGAGCTATAAGAATCCGTTGAATCAGAAGACAAATGTTCTCCTTTTTTTTCATCTATACTATTAGTGTCTGACATTACTTATATTTAATTGATATAAAAAATTAAATATCAATTTATTATATGAAATTTAATATTGTTTTACCAATAATTACGTTAATTTTATTATTAATTGTTTTCAATATGATTAATTATTTAGTTAAAGAAAAATACATTATCGAATGTTTTAGTTCCCAAAGTAGTCATACAGTTGATTTGCCGTTGAATTCAACATATAGCTGTAAAAATTTTTGCGGTCCTAATTCTAGATGCGCTATAAGTGGTCAACAATGTTTTACTGATATTGATTGTCCAGGATGCCAACCACAGACAAAATCACCATCACTTCATAAAACAAAAGATATTATTCCAGGCAACAATGATGCAGGAAAATTAACATCTGGTGTAACTCCTACATATTCTTCTTTAACAAGTGGTTATGGAACTAGAGAGCGTATTATTACTAAAGATTTGTATGCTAACCCAGTACAAGCTAATTTTGGTTTTGATACTTGGGGAAATTCATTTAATGAAGGACAGAAATTATTTAACAAACGTTATAGGCCTAATCAATTAGAAAATATGCCTAATTATCCTCCAATGTATAGTATAACAGGTGAATTTATAGGCGACGGACCTTTACCATCCAATTATTAAGACTTATCAATTACGACTTCTTTGACTATATTTCTTATTATTTTGTCTTGTTTTTCTAGATCATTATTTCCTGTTCCACCCAAAGCTTCTATTACTAATTTACTATATTGATCTGAATATTTCGATTCACTATAATTACAACCGGGGTGTAGCTCTTTAAATTTTGGTAAAAGTTTTTCATTTTTATATGCAACATTTTTTATAGCGTTACGAAGTTTTTGTTTGTCATCATTGTCTTTTTCCCATTTATTCTCGTCTTTAATATAGATAACTTCACGTTTTTTATCAGCACAATGAACAGGGCGTTTATGAATATCTAATGCTTTCAAATTTTTCACAATAATGTTTGATATTCCTTCTACAAATCCTAGTTTGCCAACATTCTCTAAATCTGACAATTGAAGTTGAAGTGAATCTACAAAATCTGTAATGTTCATAGCATCTTTACACGTTTCGTTTAAAAACACGTTTAAATTAAATGTCTTGTTATTAGAATGATTATTGATTAATGTATTATTAGCGACTTTACTCATTTCTACAATTTTATTGGTAAGCTCTTGGTTATGTTTTTGTGCTTCAGTGTTCAACAATACTAATTCGTGATTTTGTTTTACTACTTCTAACACAAGGTTTGTTAAACTGTTATATTCTCCTTCATTCTTGTAGATAATATTATTGTCATATTGATAACTACATGTTTTCTTATGCTTTGACAAGCCTCTACTGTACGTATACGTCTTACCACATATGCATTTAAATCTGTTTTTTTGCTCAATTTGCTCAATTTGCTCAATTTGCTCAATATTCGGCTCCATTGAGTAGATTTTTGGCTCCATCAAGCGTTTTTTGTGTTTATCAGTTAAAATATGTCTTTCGTAATTTAATTTACGTGATGTATTATAATCACATTGTATACAACAAAATAATTTACTCATTTTTTGCTCAATTTGCTCAATATTTGGCTCCAACGGCTCCATAAAATATATATAGAAAAAATATTTAAGTTTTTATTTAAAAAAATTAACATCACAAAATGAAAATTATTTTTTTTGTGACCAGACGTTAATTTTTTTTTATCGTCACATTCCACTGTTTTTTCATAAAATATTCGGGCTTTTGAAAATTGGACATTTTTTTTGTCCATTTTTAAAAAGTTAAAATACTTTTCATTTTTTGAAATCAGCATTTTTCTCTACACGTGTAGGGAAGTTTTTTCGGCCTTATTTTTGAAATTTCAAGAAATTTACTTCATTATGTAGTATCCGTCTTTAAGTAGCTAAAATAATATATTTAAAAACTAATTTAAAGACATATTATTATTTTTCGAATACATATTAAATTTACTATGTTTATTCAATGCTATTTTTATATATTTGCCACAAGGACCACAATGAGCAAAATATAACTAACAAATTAAGAAATAAATTGCTTATTTTAGATAATGCGAGTTCTCATAGAAACGAAAAAATAAAAAGCAGTATAAATAATTTTTGTATAGTTTAGACTATATAAAAATCGGCGTTTGAAATGTAAAAAGGTGTGAATATATTTTTTATAATTATTAAGTAGCATACAATAATCCAGCATTTCCGCCAACAAATATGACCATATTTACTCTCTCTTCAATCAAATACATATTAAAGTTATAATCATAAATTCTCCAAGTTGGTTTGTTAATTCCTACAATATCTCCTGTATTTGGGTCACAAATAGTTAACACTTGCGCATATGGGTCGGCAGGTGGAGTTATGGTAGTAAATTCTAATTGCACATTGGTGAATCTGCTCATATTCATTGCTCCTGAAGGTTGATATGTTAAAGGGTCTGTATTCAAACAAAAATTATAACAATATAATCCAGGTGGTGCATAACCAGCAGTTCTAACGTATTTTTCTACAAAATTATATACACCAGCAGGTAATATATTCTCTCTATATTGTCCATCTAATAATATTCCCATCGCAATAAGAATATCTTTTAAATTTTGTGGATTATAAACTCCTGTATAATATAAACCAGATAATGTACCATCAGGATTTAAACCTGGACCTAAAAGCAGAGGGTTTGGCGGTGATGGCGCAGGGTTTGGGTAATTGCCTACAGTTGGTGCTGGTGCTATATCTTGAGGCATATAATCGTAAGGCCAATTAGTGTAATTAGACCATTGATTTCTTAAATTCGCGTCACTTCTTTGAAAATAAAACATCCAGCTTATTACCATGCCAAGAGAGTCCAAATCTATTTTATTTGCACCAGTTATATTATAATATGGTTTTTCATAAACTTGCTTGAATAAATATTTTTGTTCATTCTTCGCAAATATAGTTGATTCATCGTCAGAGAGAAAACAGTAAGTACAATTTAAATTTATATCAGCAAACCAGTTTGTTCTTGTATCTACATACGAAGTTGGTCCTAACCTCTCATCAGGCGGAGTTTGTAAAAATCTATAAAATTGCATATAATATTGATTAAAATTTGGCGCAACAACAGGATAATTATTTGTGTAATCCATTACATCGCGAATTGTAAACCATTGATTTATTGGTCTAAATGAAACGTTTATCCATAATTCATTGTATTGAAGAGCAACTAAGGGAAAAGCTTGAGTAGAGAGAAGACCAAACCATGAGCCTAATGGTATATATAAAGTGCGACCCATTATTGATGGTTGTGCGCCAGCTGGACTTGTTGTATAAAAAGCATTTGGGTAAGCATTTACACGAGCACCAGCATTTGCCGGATCATTTAATTCTGGAACATTCCCTATCATTTCATCAAAAAGCGCTAATTTTTGACCACTAAAATCCCTCCTAGTTGAATTAAGAATATATTGTCCTGAATATTGCTGTAATTGTTGGTTGCCACAATTTATTGTTACTTTGCTTATAATTTGAGCACCTAAATCTTTTATCCAAGCGAAATCATAAGGAGCCCAATCTGTATATCCTGTTGAGCCGTCCGGATTGGTATAAGCTTGAGGTGGCATTATTGGCGACCAAATATTTGGCAGCGTTATACAGATATAACAGTCCATAAGTAAATCGGCATATCGTTTAATTTTAAAGGTGAATGTGCTTTCATTTGTAAGACTTAGAGCAGGAGTACCTTCGTAGTCTATTCGAAAATTCTGCTTACCATAATTGGTGTATTTTTTATATGTACATTTAAAAAAAGATTTTTCTGGATTTGAATTTAATATTACATTTTGTTGTCCTTGTGACACTAGTTGCATTAATCCGCCTGGCATGTTATGTATATTATAATCTTATAATTAAATTATTTTAAATCTAAATATATATAAAAATATTTATTTAATATAATAGTTAAAGTTAAATGAATACTGAAGAAATTATTAATGAAAACATTGCTTTACACCCTTGAAGATTTAAAATGGGGGTTTATAACTCAAAAGGAGAAAAAATTCTATGTTTAAAATAAAACTTTACAAACGAAAAAATTAAAAATAATATATTATATTAGTAATGTCTTCTAACCCAACAGATTATTTATCACAAATTAAATCTTTAGATACAGATTTCCAATCTTATATGATAATGATGGTTATCGGCATAATTCTAATCATTTTCATCGGTTATATGATTTATCTAAGCAGACTACAAAATGCTACATGCGATTATATGAATTCTCTCTATCCATCAGTAGACGGATATATTAGACCTATAACAAGTTCTGATCCTGACTGCTCTGGTAACTTATATGACTATTATATTAAAACGGCTTATAATGCTTGTAGTGGAAGTTCATATAAAAACGACTTTGTTAATATATGTAATTTGAAAGCTGTTATTAAACAGGGAGTTAGATGTTTAGATTTTGAAGTTTATTCAGTGAATGACCAGCCAGTTGTTTCTACAAGCACTTCTGATAGTTATTATGTTAAAGAGACATTTAATTCAGTAAATTTTAGTTCTGTGATTGATACTATTAGGAATTATGCTTTTTCTGGTTCAACATGTCCTAACCCAACAGATCCAATTTTAATACATTTAAGATGTAAAAGTAATAATCAAAAAATGTATTCTAATTTAGCAAACATATTTAAGTCAAATACGGATATCATGTTGGGTCCCGGTTATAGTTATGAATCTTCTGGCACTAATTTGGGAAATACACCTTTAATGAAACTCCAAAATAAAGTAATATTAATAATGGACAGAAGTAATCCAGCATTTATAGAAAATGAAGATTTATTAGAATATGTTAATTTAGCAAGTAATTCGGTATTTATGAGGGAATATGATTATTACAATGTTAAAAATAGTCCTGATATAAATGAATTGACTGAATTCAACAGACAAGGAATGACCATGGTTTGTCCTGATAGCGGTGCAAATCCTGCTAATCCTAGTGGCATGGTTTGTAGAGCTAGTGGTTGCCAAATGGTAGCAATGAGATATCAATTAGTTGATAACAATCTTATGGAAAATACTTTATTCTTTGATAGAGCAGGATATGCTTTTGCACTTAAACCTGCTGATTTAAGGTATGAACCAGTTACAGTTCCAGTTCCAAAACCACAAAATCCTGATTATTCTTATGCTACAAGAACTTCGACAACTGACTATTATAGCTTCAAGTTTTAATTTAATTATAAATATACTTAAAGACTAAAACTATCTAGAAAATAAAGACATGTATATTGGTTTGCTTTTATTTTTTAGTATAACTATTCAATAATATTT